TTTAATTGCCCCGCTGAACTGGATGATATGTTTTGGGAAGAGTTTGACAAAGCTGAACAGTGTTACGCTAATGGCGAGCGCTATTACCCAGCTTTCAAAGCTTGTTTGAAGGACGAACCAACCAAATTGTCAAAGGATAAGGTGCGTGTGTTTCAGGCTGCTCCTATTGTGTTGCAAATGATGACTCGTAAGTATTTCTTGCCTATTGCCAGAATTCTTTCATTGTTTCCCGCACTATCGGAGTGTGCTGTCGGTGTTAATTGTCAAGGACCTGACTGGGGTCATTTGTCAGAACATATGCGAAAGCACGGAAAGGATAGGATCCTTGCCGGAGATTATTCAAAATATGATTTGCGAATGCCTGCTCAGGTGATGTTTTCCGCATTCCGTATTCTCATCGAGATTGCTAAGATTTGCGGCTATTCTGACCGAGACATTACAATTATGACTGGAATTGCTACTGACATTTGCTATCCTGTGATGGCCTACAATGGTGATTTGATTCAACACATTGGATCTAATCCTTCGGGACAAAATCTAACTGTGTACATCAATTCAGTAGTTAACTCTCTTCTCTTCCGCAGTGCCTTTTATAACTTGCGAGGAGTGGAAAGTACCATTAAATTCCGTGATATTTGTGCCTTGATGACTTATGGTGATGATGTCAAGGGTTCAGTGAAGAAAGGCAATGATGATTTTAACCATTTGTATTGTGCTGATTTCTTTAAGAAGCACGACATGGTTTTCACAATGCCAGACAAAGAATCCACGCCCACTGCATTCATGCGTGATGTAGATGCAGACTTTCTGAAAAGGAAGAATGTATTTTGTGTACATACCGGATGTATCATGGGAGCGTTGGATGAAGAGTCTATCTTTAAGAGCTTGCATTCAAACCTAAAGTCTAAGGCTAACACCAAGGAAAAATTGGCTGCCGACAATATCGATGGTGCCCTTCGAGAATGGTTCAACCATGGAGAAGGAATCTATGAGAAGCGTCGTCAGCAAATGCGTGAGGTTGCCGACAGGGCCGGAATCTCACATATGTGTACCATGCTGGATCAAACTTACTTTGATCGTGTTGAACATTGGAAAGACCGTTATATTCGTGGAATTGA